GTTAAGAGCTTCGATCTCAAGCTCTATATTATCAACTTCACTAGCAGCAACTTCTTCTGGCTGCCACTCATAGTATATAGAATCTTTGTGAGGGTGATATAGAGATAGCATTTTTTGTAACACTGTTTTCTCTTTAGGAACTGGCAGTATACCGTTTCTAAAAACAATGTGCGACATTCTTTGGTCTCCTTGCATCTCATCCACAAAGACAGTTCTTTGGTTTTCGCAATATTTTAATTCTCGCTCGTAACCTTTTTCTTCGTCAAACCAATAAACGTTTGATCCTCTAATCATTTTACTTAAAGGTTTTTTATTACCTCTAAGTATGTACATTCTGTCTTTGATTTCCCAAGCATCTTTCTTAGGTAGTTCTTTTTTCACAACAGGTTGAGGTTTTGGTTCCGGTTTTGGAGCTTCAACTACAACTGTTTCTTCTACTAGAGGTTCTTCGACCTCTACTTTTTTTGTTTGCTTTTTAGCCATAATATAATATAATAAAAAAATTAATATAAAACTACCCCTCCCGAAGGAGAGGTAGTTTCACCAAATATACTTATCTTAGTTTAACAACATGAAGTTGTTAGCACCTTGAGTAATTAGACATCTTTCAGACAAGTAGTTAACTCGCATTGCATCTAATTCAGATGTAGCTGCTCCAACAGAACCAGTAACCCAAGTCTTGAAACGACGGTTATCAGTTTGTGAAGCACGGTAACGTACGTGTAAGAATGGACGCTTCATGTTTCTACCTAACTGTTGATCGTATACTGAAGATACTCCAGCTGGTACGATTACACCGCGGATAGCGTTAGCAGTATCACGAGAGTTAATAGCACCACGTGTTCCAGCATCATTTAAGTACTTCCAATCAGACTTGTAGAAATCGTAAGATCCACGACGGAACCCTGAGAATCCTAGGTTAAGAGCCATGTCTTCGTCATTCTCGAATACTCCGTAAGAGCTACCACCAGAGCCAACGCCGTTCATAGCAGCTAACATGTCGTCGATAGCTAGAGACACAGATCTATTGCAGAAAATCATGTTTTCCTCAATAGCACCTTGAGAATCAAACTCAGCAAGAATAGCGTCAAACTCAGCTAAATCTCCACCACCAGTAACACCTGTGATACCAGAAGAAGCATTACCTCTAGTTGAGATAGCATCAAATAAACCTTGAGTACCACCTTGAGGTAGAGCACCACCAAGAGTCTGAGTATCTAGAGTTGTATCGTTAGCGATTTCAACACCTTCAAGACACATCATCTCACAGTTGTCTGCAAAACGCATACGTGTCTCACCTTCAGCTTTTAGGTACCATAAGTAACCTGAAGTTCCGTCTTCACCAGAAACCTCTACCCAACCTACGGCTGAAGCATCAGATCCAGAAACGTGGAACATGTCACGGATAATAACCGGCTTGTTCACGAATGAAGTAAATGATGGCTCGTTAGCAGTAGTATAAGGAGTATCTGAACCTTTAGCCCACTCAGAACCGTACTTAAGTACAGTAACTGCTGCGCCGTTAGATACACTAAACTCAGTGATGTGTCCCTGTGTGTAAGGAAGACATGTAACGTCGTCAGTAGATACAGCTGTAACACGACAAGGAATAGTAACTGAAGCGCCAGCGCTTGCTGCTACTAATACTGTGTCACCTACACGTAGACCGTGAGTTCCAGCGCCGTAAGTAGCGTTAGTTCCAGCGTGTCCAGTGATAGCGATAACCGAAGTTGCCACTGTAACTGTTCCTGTGTAAGCAAGGTGTAAACGACCTTGTTCAGACCATACGACTCTATCAGCCGTCATAGCCTCTTCAGCACCTACTTGAGATAGAAATCCTGAAATTGTTCTGTTACCGAACACTTCAGCCTCTTTCTCCATTAGGTCTGGTAAATATTGTTGAGCCCAACCTTCAGTTGCCGCAGTAGTAAAATCTACATAGTTTGAAGCAAGTGTGGCTTGGACTGGATTTGGGACCGTGTTTAACGATCCACCTGCAGAAATTGCCATTTTAAATTGTTTTTAAATTGTTATCTTTTATTTTTTAATTTGAACTTAAAAGAGTTGGAATCATCACCTAGCACCTTTACTTTCATACCACCTCTAGTTTCTCCATGAGAGGGTCTAGCTGTTGTGTTTATATTCTTGGCTTTGGCCACGCTTTCTTTTAGTGCGTCTGCCTTACCTTGCTCGTAAAAGTGATTAGCAACTGCATCGGGATTCATAGCTGTATATAAACCTTTGTGGTAACCTTTAGCATCTGACATCATCTTATCTTTGTTCAAAAACTTTCTGACAAAGTTATTTAAGTCGCTTTGCGTTTCCTTTACTTGGTTTACGTCTTTAACATTGTATCTAAACTTTTTGTCTCCAACATTGTATTCAAAACCTTTGAACTCGTTGGTGAAAACCTCTTCAGTCTTCTTGTTAAATCTAGATTTCTGTTGTTGAGCTATTTTTTTCGTCTGCTCTGACTCTTTATTGTATCGGTTGAAGAAATCAATTGCCTTCTGTTGATCACCCGTAAGTTTACTTCCAGCTTTAATGTCTTCGTAGTATTTAGACTTTTGCCCGTCTAAGTAGGTCTTGGCCTCGGCAACTTGCTCTTTGAGGGCCAATTTTTTGCGTTTAATATCTCTCTCATCATCTACGTCTTCATCAAATGAGAAATTATCTTCCATCATGAAGTTGATCTCCTCTGACGTTAGATGAGGTTTAGTTCTTTTGTAGTATTCAAGTAAAGCTTCTTGATTATCTAAATCTTTAACATCCCTATTTAAGCTAACGTAGTCCTCAAGACTTCCACCAGTTTCTTCCATGAAGTCTACTAACTTCTGAATATTCTCTGGTAAAGATTTTCCAGTTTCTTCAGCTTCATCAAGAGCCTCCATAACCTCTTCTCTGGTTACAGTATCTTCTTCGGTTATTTCCTCTAGTACTGGTCCATCTTCTTGTACTTCTCCTTCCGGTTGTACTTCTTCTTGTTCTTGTGTGGGCTCGGGACTTTCATCGCTTCCAGCCACTCGTGAGTCGCCAGAGTCACTTTCTTTAGTTTCATCAGTAGTTTGATTGCTTAAATCGACCTTAATAACATCGGGATCATCCGCGCTATTGAATTTACTTAAATCAAGTTCAGGTGTAGATTCCTCTACCACCTCTTCTTGTGGTGTTTCGTTTTCGACCTCGTTGATTACCTCTTCAAGATCTGTTTGATTTTCATCTTGCATCATAAAATATTATATAATTAATTACCTATTTGTGGGTTGAATTTATCCAAACCTATTCCGCCTCCTAGTATATCATTACCTGAAGACTCAAACTTTTTACTCGTTTGTTTTACTTTTTCTCTTCTATCTTTCCCTCGCTCTTTCATACCTTCTACCTTCTCCGCAGACGCACGCTCTTGAGCTCTAAGCTGGTTGTTTAGCTGGAACTCGTAAGTCATCAACTCTTTCTTTAATTTAACCTCTTCTTGTAAGTGGCTTATTTTATTCTGTGACTTAAGGGTTTCTATTTGCATTTCCGCTTGAGCTTTTGCCTGATTTTTTTGTATCTCAGCTTGAGCAGCGGCTTGTTGAGTTTTCTCATTTGCTTGTGCTTGCGCTTGAATGTTTTGCTCTTTGAATTTTTGATCTCTCTCTTGTTTCTTTCTGCGTTTAATTTTTAACAACTGATTAGCTATTCTAACATTCCTAACTTCTCTAATATCTATAGCGTCGTCTAAGTCTATTAGTTGTTGAGCTAAAGCTGTTTGTATGTTATTTTCTAGTAACTGCTTTTCTTCTTCATCAGGTTCAAGCTCAATAAATATACCAAAATCATATAAGTGTAATTCAGCCATATCTTTCAAAGTTGCGACGTTATGCGATCCTATAGCTTGAATAAACGCGTCAGCGGTTGGAGAATACTCAAGTATATCTGATATACGTAAAGACAGAGCTTCTGCAATCTCAGCAGTTAAGAACATAGAGCTAAGTAAAATATGACGTGTAGCTACATTTGAATTAGCCGCAGCTAACTTCTGTACACCTACTAAAGATTTAGGATCTGGCATACTACCGTCTCTAGCTTCATTAAGACCCGTTACGTCACGGATCATTTGTAAGTAGTAATTATACGTTTGTATTAAACTAGATATTTTATTCTGTCCACCAGAACTTGATATTTGTTGAATAGGTACTTTACCTGGATTAGGATCTCCATCTGCAGTAAAACTTCTACCTATAACACTACCAGTTTGGAAGAACATATTAAGAGCTTCTTGTGGATTGTAGTTAGTGCCATTGCCTAAATCAATTTCAGCAAGCCCGTCAGCATCAAGGTATACTCCGTCAGGAACCATGCGTGACATTACTTGCTGCAACTTCAAATGTGTTAGCTGAATCATATCAGCAAATCCAGTAACTCTACTTACTATAGACTCAATGCGACCTTCGTACATACGTGGCGCTACCAATGAGTAGTTCATCTTAACTTTGTTAAAGTCAGATTTACTACGCATCATATTTTCAGCTTTGTTCCACTTTAGTAACTTATCAGTACCAAGAACCATAGCTCCTTCAAAAATACACTCTACAGATCTTTGTAATCTAGTATATCCGCCTTCTTTATCTTTTGGAGGGTTAAACGTATCTGGCTTTTCAATAGCCTTTATACCTCCGCTACCAGTTTCTTTAATCTTATAAACATCGTTCATATGTGTTCTATAATTAAAATATAGAACTTGAACTTTGTTCTTATCCATCTCTTTTGGACTACGACCACGGATATCTCTTCGACTCGATTTAGAATATATATCCTCTATATCAGACTCTGTAAGAGTATCAAACTCCCGAGCAAGCTCGTTAATAGGTATGGTTTTTACT